CAATTGGCAGCGGTGAGCAATTGGGGTTAAATACCGAGACTGATCGTGACATTCTGGCTAAGTCAGATGCCATGTCAATCGACCTGCACTATGTGTATCACCCGATTGGCGCTAAGTGGACAACTGGTACCGTTAACCCAACCCAAGCTCAGCTTGCCACTATTGGCAACTGGTCAAAAGTGTATGAAACCAAAAACCTTGGTATCGTACGCGCCACTGTTACATCCAACTTCTGAGGTAATTAGTCATGCCATCTTCAATTTTTGAGCTAACTTCTGACCTTGCTGTTCTTGAAGTAACAGCATCTAAGCGACCTTTGAAAGCTGCTACAGATGCAGCTACTACCTTGACTGCTGAGGAGTGCGTTGGCGGGATTGTAACCATGACCCCAACTGCGGGACGTGCACTTACAACCCCTACAGGCGCTGAACTTAAGACCCTCCTAGGAGGTCCACTTGAGATCGGCACCAGTTTTCAACTTAATGTTGTTAACGTTGCCGCCGCCACTCACGCAATCACATTAACTGCTGCTGCTTCTGGCATCACCCTTGGTGGTGTTGCTGGTATGGCGACAGTTGCTGCTGCTACTAGCGCCAGCTATGTGTTTGTTTGTACTGCTGTTGGCACTCCTGCTTTCACAGTATTTAGAGGCTGATGGGCATGTTCGCTTTCCGGCGAATGCGTGATCGTGAGGCTATCTCCCAGGAGGTGGCCTCATTTTCTATTGCGGAGCCTACACTAATACCAGATGAGGCTACTGATGGCAATCGTGATAGTGGCGACACCAAACGCCGCCGACGCAAACTCGTACATAACGCTGGCGAATGCCCAGTTGATAGTTGACGGATTGGTGCAAGACGCAGATATCACCGCATGGGGTTCTGCCACTACAGACGCCAAAAATCGTGCACTTTACACCGCAACACAACGATTAGATCGTGAGCGGTTCCTAGGTGCTAGGGCAACTGATACGCAGGCGTTGCAGTGGCCGCGTACTGGTGTGCGTAAACCTGACACGTACATCAACACCTATGCCGTTGGCTTTCCGTTTCGTATTACCACTGATTATTTTGATGACAATGAAATCCCGCAGCAGGTGCAATATGCACAGGTGTTGCTTGCGGCATACCTAAACAACAACACCGACGGCATTGGGCTTAGTGGGCTAGAAGATTTTAAGAATGTCCAGATCGGTAGCCTTAACGTTACGCCAAACTTTAGCGGTGCAGTTGGTGCAGACAAAATACCGCCAATGGTTGAACGCTACCTAACAGGGCTTAGAATAAGCGGACCAGGCAACTTTGCAATTAAACGATCATGAGCGAATATCCAGGCGCTGAGTTTATCGATGATACTGCCGCTCATACCGGCAGGTTTGGCGAGATTGTGGCATTAGAAGATTCAGTGATTGCAAGTGTTACGGCGCTGGATTACACCGGTAATGCACTGACAGCAATTCCAATCAAGGCATCCTGTGAGATGTGTGGCGTATTCACCTCTATCACGCTCACCAGCGGCACCGTTATCGCGTACAAGATATGAGCTTCAAAGGCCACCAAGGCGGCGATGTTGACTACACGCTCGGCGGTGAGGTTATTACTGATACTGCCGCTCATACTGGTAGGTTTAACCATATTGATTTTTTTGAAAACACTCATATTGATACAATTATTAGCACTAACATGACTGGCAATACGTTAAACGGTGAGACATTCCCGGCAGGTTCTGAAATCCGTGGTGTATTCACTAGCATTAAATTGCAAAATGGCGCTTGCATCGCGTATAAGATATGAGCCTTTCAAGCCCGCTGCGTAAGGTCGCTAGCAAGTTAATGGCTAAGTTTGGCGGTGTGGCAACTATCCGCCGCATAACAGTAGGCGCATATGATCCCGCTACTGGCAGTGCAGCCGAAACTGCTGTTGATACCGCAGTGCGTGGTGTATTAGAAGATGTAAACATACGTGAAGTGAATGACCTAATCCAGGCTGGTGATAAGCGGTTAACGATTGCCGCAGCAGATGTTGCAAATGCACCAATCACAGCCGATAAAGTGCTAATTGCATCAGTAGTGCATCAAATAATCAAGGTTGCGACCACTGAGCAAGACAACACGGCGATAACCTATGAGTTAATCTTGAGGGCATAATGGCACGACGTATAGCCCTGTCTCAGATTGGTGACTACTCCAGAGATAAATACGAGAAGTTATTACGTGCAGTGGTATTTGAAACAGATAAGCAACTGAAAGAAGGCAGCCCAGTAGATACTGGTAGATTACGCCTTTCATGGTCAATTAGCGAAAACGATGCTCCTGGTTATGACCCTGGCCCGCAAACTACCGCTTCAGGCATTACACCACCGCGAAGGTTAAACTACGGCACTGAACGCGCAGGCAATGTTTACCACATCCATACAAATATAGAATATGCTTTGCCAGTGCTTTATGGCGAAAGTTTACCGCCATCATGGAACGGCACTTGGAGATCAAGAAATAATCAAATTGTGAAAGGTTATCCTGATTTGGTAGCTCGTAATATGACAGCATGGGCTAGGCGTGTGGCAGATCAAATCGGAAGGCAAGACTAATGGCGGCTGCTAACCTCAACACTATCCGCGCCACGATTGAGCAATTGCTGGCTAATGAATTTAATAGTTTATTTGATTCTATCCCTAGCATTGATGCAATTGTAAGCATTGATGATTCCAACGACCCAGGACTGCCAACTGTGTATCCAGTAGTTTTTAATAATGTGCCATATGCGCCGACACCTAACAGTACTTGGGTTCAATGCCAATTGAATTTTGGCAACAATAATTACCTCACGATGGGAGGCGCTACCGGCGTTAGCAACAGCATCATCGGCATTATTTTGGTAAATATATTCACGCCAAAAGGCGCTGGCGCTGGCGCTAATTTTACGATTGGCAAGCGTGTTAGGGATGTCTATAATAGAAGCACGGTATCGGGAGTTATTTTCGATGCACCAACCGGCCCAGAGGTAATGGCACCGCCATCCCCCGAGGGGTATTTTCAAACACAGGTTCGTTTAACCTTTGAAACCTTCGAGGATCTTTAGCTATGGCCTTTTTTCGCGGTGAACAGGGATCTGTCAAATTTGACGATGCCGGTGTTTCTGCTGCTGCAATTACCTCTACCCGGTCATGGTCGATGACTGTAGAAAAAGACGTGCTTGAGACCACATCACTCGGCGCGACTTACAAAGCAAATGTTGGCGGCTTGATCGCAGGCTCTGGCACTGTTGAAGTGCTGTATACCGCGAGCAGTTCCGACGAAACTAATGTTTTCATTGAAGCGGCTAATACTGCAACTGATGCAGGCATTGCATCGTTTGAATTATTCCTAGATACAACCGGCACTAAAAAGATTACTTTTGTTGGTTTGATTACTTCTGCTGAATATTCAGCTACAGTTGGAGAACTTGAAGTTATCACTTGTAACTTTGTTACGAGTGGTGCCATCACTCTGAGCATTTAATCATGGCCTTTTTTCGCGGTGAACAGGGTACAGTCTTTTTTGATAAAGACTCCAGCGGCGGTATGCTTGAAATCGCTGCTGTGCGATCATGGTCGATGACTGTAGAAAAGGATGTACTTGAAACTACATCTCAAGGTGCAACCTATAAGGCTAATGTCGGCGGATTAATCGCAGGCACTGGCAGCATGGAAATAATGTATGACGCGCCTAGCGCCGGCGACAAGCTTGATCTAATCAAAGATATCAATACTGCAACCGATGAAGGTAACGCATCGGTAGAGCTTTATCTGGACGAATCAGGCGGTAAAAAAATTGTTGGTTTAATTGTTATTACTTCTACTGAATATAGTGCTACCGTAGGGGAGCTTGAAGTGGTGACCGTTAGCTTCACCATGAATGGATCTATCACCCTGAGCATCTGATAACAATGGCATCCACACCACGCACCGTTGATATTCTCACCGGTGCTTTTGATCTAAATCAACGGCGCCGGTTTGATGTAAAAAACAATGATGGCGCAAAAGTGCTATCTTTATTTTTTAAACCAATCACAAGAGCAGATCGTAAACGTGCAACTAACTTAGCAAATTCTGAAGAAGCACTAGAAGTTAGCACTCAAATGCTATGCCTTGTGGCTGAATTAGAAGATGGCACTAAAGCATTTGCTGCGGCAGATGCAGCTAAACTACAACGTGAATTGCCAGAAACTGTGCTTAATGATATAGAATTATTCCTGTTTGGTATAGGTGAAGCCGGAACGATTGAAGAAGCAAAAAAAGATTAGAGGCTGACAATTGGCTTTATTTTGAATTTTTCTTAGCTACGGAACTAGGAAAAACAATAAGCCAGTTGCGGCAGGAATTAACAGATGCAGAATTTATACATTTTGCAGCATATTACGAGCTAAAAGGCAAACGTGAGCGCGAAGAAATGGAAAAAGCAAAAAATCGCCGGTAGACTGTACACGTAGGGAGTCGCTGCTATGGCTGTTTCGGTTGTCGATATTCAGGTAAACAGCAGCGGTGCTGTCCGCAGCCTGCAACAGCTTAATGTAGCGGCTAAAGGAGTAACGTCAACGATCGGATCACTTGCGGCAGCACTTGGCGCTGGATTTGCATTACAGCAAGTAATACGAACAGCATCTGAATTTGAGTCAACATTAAGCGATATAGGCAAAACAGCAGGATCAAGCCAAAAAGATATCTCAAAGCTTGCGGATAGTCTTAAGCAATTATCAATGCCAAGCAGAACGAATTTAGCCCCGTCAGTATTAGCCAAAGGAGTACAAGATTTAGTAGCACAAGGTTTAAAATTAGATGATGCTGTTGCGTCAATAGAGACATTAGGTAAAGTTGCTGTTGCTACAAATTCAGAACTAACTGATGTAACCAAAACAGGGTTTCAATTACAAAGCGCATTAAAAATTAAACCAACTGAATTAAAAGCAACTTTTGATGCGTTGGCATTTGCAGGTAAAGCAGGTGCATTTGAGCTAAAAGACATGGCTCAATTCATGCCAACGATTGCATCGGCAGCAGCATCCCTAGGCATCCAAGGCAAAGATGGAGCGGTTGCGCTTGCGTCAATGATGCAAATGGTGCGCAAAGATGCGCCAGGCGCTGCTGAAGCCTCAACACGGCTAACAGACGCCTTGCTTAAAATGACAGCGCCAGAATCTGTTAAAAACTTTAAAAAGTTTGGCGTAGATATTGAAGCAGTTTTAAAAAATGCTGTAAAAAATGGCGTTAACCCAATGGATGCAGCAATAAAAGAATTAATACGTGTTACAGGTAATGATCCGTTTAAGCTATCTCAAATATTTGGCGATAAAGAAGCTAAATTAGCTTTGATGTCATTAATGAAATATAAAGACGAATATGAGAAACTAAAAGCATTAGCGGGCGGCACTGCGGCATCAGGAACAATCCAAGCTGACTTTGATAAATCTTTAAAAACGTTTGACCAGCAATTCAAAAGTTTAACAAATGCAGGTGAGATATTAGCATTAAGCTTAGGCAACACATTGATGCCTGTACTCACTGCATTAATAAAAGAAATTACCCCAATTGTAAGTGGCATTAGCAACTTAGTGCAAGGCATGGGGCAGATACCGAAGCCAGTAATTGATGCTGCAATCCAAGTCGGCAAGTTAATATTACAAGTGACTTTAGTTAGCAAAGCAATAGGGATTGCGACAGGAGCAGCCGCATTGCTAAGAGGTGCATTTGTTTTGTTAAATACACAAGTATTACTGTCGGCATCGGCTGCTATGACAGGAAATGCAAAAATGCTACTTCTTGCTGGTGGGATGAATACAGCGGCATCAAGAGCAGCAATTTTAAGAGGTGTGCTAACAGGACTAGCAGTAATCGGTATTATCACTGTTGGGATCAATTTAGTTACCACAGGATTGGGCGAATTTATTGCAGCGCAAAACGAGATCAATAGATTAAGAGGTTTGCGCCAAGGGGGCGGTGTCCAATTGGTTGGCGGCCCAACTCAAACACGCGAAAATGTAATCAAAAAACAGGAAACAGCAAAACAAACAATAGTTCAAACAACACAACAAAAGAAAGAAGCACAGAAATTTGATCCGATTAGTTTTTTCTTGGGCGGATTAGCGCCTTTAGTTGGAGGCAAATCGCAAATTCAAAAAACAGATGCGTTTAGAATAGCAAACGAAAAACAACTTAATGCTCAAGCAATACTAGGATTAAGCCCATCAGCGTTTGCACCAGCTAAACCTGTCAAGCCAGAGGTGCCAATCACTACAGGCGGTGGTGGCGTCACGCCAGAAGGCGGCGGTGGTAAAGAGCCTACAGAAAAGAAAGTAAAAGCGTTGAAAGAAATTGTTGATATTAGCAAACAAGAGGCAACGCTCCAATCGCAACTTATTCTTTACACAGCTCAAGAAGATAAATATGCGCAAGCATTATTGACGAAAGAGCTTGCAATATATGAAGCTAAAAATTCGCAACTTGGCGCTAATACAAAAAAAGTCGCAATGTTTAAGGCCGAAGTTGATTACACTAAAACGATTAATGATTTAGAAAAAGAAAAGACAGATAAATTAAAATCACAAAATGAACTTAATTTGCAAAAAATGCAGCCTCTACAAGATGAACTTGACATTATGCAAGCACGTCTTAGGGGTAACGAAGCAGAAGTAATACTTAAACAACAGCTTAGAGATATTATGATTGGCACTGCTGGCTTAGATGCGCAAGAAGTTACGAATACATTAAAAAAAATTGATGCGCTTAAGCAACAGTTAACAGCCGCACAAGAATTAAAAGGGCTTTATAGCGATATTGGGATGTCAATTAAATCTGGTGTTATTGATGCGATACAAGGCGCAATCGACGGGACTAAAAGTTTGCAGCAAGTCGCAACTGATCTATTAAAGAAAATCGGTGATAAGTTGTTAGATGTTGCTGTAAATATGGCTTTATTCGGTAGCATGAGCGGCACCGGCACCGGCGGCGGGTTGCTTGGCGGATTGTTTAAGCGTGCTAAAGGCGGTAGCGTCACAGGCGGCAGCCCTTACATCGTAGGCGAGCGTGGCCCTGAGTTGTTCATGCCAGGGCGTAGTGGCGGTATAGCGCCAGCAGGATCATTCGGCGGTGGCACTAACGTAGTTGTTAATGTAGATGCAACCGGTAGTAACGTGCAAGGCGACGATCAAAGCAGCAAGCAACTTGGTGTACTGCTGGCAGCAGCAGTGCAAAAAGAACTAATTAAACAAAAACGTCCTGGAGGTATTCTTGCATAATGGCTACTTTCCCCAACATTACGCCAAGCTATGGCGCACAAAAAAACAGCAATCCTAA